GCGACCTGCATGTCGCGCGCTGACGACACCGAGACCTTGCCGGCATCGGCTGAGGATTGCGCGACCAGCTCTAGCTGGGCGGCGGTTGCTCCGGACGCCCGTCCAACCCCGGCGAGCGCGGTGGCGACCGCCCGTGTCGAGGCGTCATTGGCGAACCACGCCGCCGTGAGCACGCCAACGGAGACGGCGACGCCCGCGATGACGCCGCCGAAAACGCCGATGGCGGAGCCGAGCGTCATGATCGTGCCGCGCAAGCCGCCAAAGGCCTGCGTCACCTGTCCGCCCTGCTGCATCAGGATGGTCATCGGCGACATGCCGGTGGACATCGACGCGATCACGTCGTTCACCGTGTACTGAAGCGTCATGACCTGCTGGGTCGTGAGCTTCGAGTTGGCGCCGACGCCCTTGATCGCCTGCGCGGTCTGATCGAACCGCGACTTCGCCAGCGCATTCGCCGCCGCCTGCTCGGCGGTGGTGATCGCGCCACGGCTGGCGAGCGCAGCATGCTCAGCGAGCTCGGCATTGAGCCTGTCCTGCGCGGCGGCGAGCGGATCAAGTGTCGCCCGCAGCGCCCGGGCGCGCGCCTCGTAGCGTTCGGCTTCCCTCGCGGCTTGCTCGAAGACCTCGGCTGACGCGCGCGCCGAACCCGCCGCCTGTCGGTCGACGCCCAGAACCTGATTGAACCGCCCCTGTGCGGCATCGGCTTGCGCCGCCATGCGGGCGGCTTCCGCCAGACGCTTGAGCCGGGCAGTTTCCCGATCAGTCGCGGCTCCCGTCTTCTCAAGCGCCCGGTCGACCTGCCCGAAGGCCTGTGTGCCCGCCTGACCGACCTCCTCGAAGGCGCGCTTGACCTCCGCCTTGCCTTCGACGCCGAGGCGGATCGAGACATTGGTGGTGGACATGGACGGGCTTGCTCAATCGCGATTGGGACGGCCGGCGTCGCGGCCATAGGCGGCTACGATGATCGGCTCGATCTCGGGAAGGATGTCGGTCAGCAGCGGCGAGGACGCATCCATGGCCTCAGCCAAAGCGAGGACCGCGCCGAAGTCGATGGCGTAGACGCCGCCCATCACGGCGCGAACCTGCCCCGCACAGCGGCGGATGACCTCCCATGCCAGCAGCCCCTCAGCCGTCACCGGCGCGTGCTCGACATAGACGCATGCCCCGCACCGCGATGGACAGGCGGCGCAATAGCCATCGCCGCCCTCGAAGTGCCAGCGCGCGAGGGCGATTAGACGTTTTTTTCCTCGAGCCTCGTCAAGGCAGGCCCGACATAGAGCCGGTCGATGGCGTCGAAGGCGGGCCAGACCTCGAGCAGCTGATTGATGGCGATCGGGTTCGGATCGATCGGCTTGCCGCCGGCATCGCCAATGCCCTCCCACGCCACGATGCCGCTCAGCGCGAGCGAGCGCGTGAAGGCCGCGCCGGCGGCGACCGTGGTGTTCCGGTCAAGGGCCAAGTCGCCCTCGACCTTCGTGCCGAGAGACTCGGCGGCGGCGGCGCGGGCGACGAGCATGTCGGCGACGGAGATCGGCCGGAACTGGATGCGCACGCCCGGCAGGATGTCGAGCCAGAACGGATCGCGGGATGGTGTCGAGAGCTTGAGCAAGGGTGCCTCCTGTTGAAAGGGATCAGTAAGACGCGACGTCATTGGTCAGTACGCAGGTCGCGGCTCGGTTCAGCACCGGATCGATCGCGGCCTGGAAGGCGAACGGGGCTTGTACGCCGCCCGGCCCCTGGATCTGCCGGTCGCCGCGCGGCAGGAAGACCCGGTGCGCCGTCCAGACCAGCGATGCGGCCGCGCCTGCCGCCCAGCGGAACTGAAGCTCGCAAGGCAGGCGGTTGGTCGCTTGATCAAGAAGGACGCGGTCTTCGAAGCGGGTGGTGATGTTGCCAGTCAGCGCGATGATGCCCGGATCGGCATCGGCGATGCGTCCGTCGCTTCGGATCACCTCGACCGCTTCGAGGTTGTTCGAATAGGTGAGTTCCGCCGAGATCACGTTGCCGAGCGCCACGTTGTTACGCCGGACCTCGCCCTGGAACTGGCCGAAGCGTTCGAGCACGAACTCGGACAGCGTGCCGGCCTGTGCCGTCGCGGCGATGGTCTCGCCCTGCGCCATGATGTTGAGCGAGGCGGTCAGCAACCCGGACCGCTGCGCCTGCACCTGAAAGCTGTTGACGCGTGCGCCGTAGTTCATGCCGAAGAAGGGCACGTCGGGAAGCTGGACCTCGATGGACATCGAGGGCAGAGCCTGCGCGCCCGAGAACCAGGTGTGGCTGTTGGCGCCGCCCGACAGCGTCGCCCCCGACAGGCTAGCGCGCGTCGGCGCGTTCGTCGCCAGCGTGCGCGCATTGCCGCCCGGTCCCAGCGCCTTGGCGGTCAGGTTGACGACCGCGCCAACCGCCGCGGCCGAAACGTTCGCGCTCGGATTGATGATCGCGGCGAGCGCTGTGGCGGTGAGTGCCGCCGTGCCGCCGAGGTTGAACTGCTGGCCCGTCGCGCCGGAAGCGACGGCGGTGTAGACCGTGCCATCGACCGTCGCCGTGTCGTTGGCCAGAAGGTTCGCGGTCAGCGTGATCGTTCCGGTCGCGGCATTCGCGGCGACCGTCGTCGGCGCGCCCATCAGGCCGCGCAGCCAGACGCCGATGTTGCGGGTATCCACGGGAACGACGAGATCGCCCGTGTTGGTGATGACGTCATAGACCGGCGCCAGCGGCTCGCGGCCAAAGCCGAGAAGCTCGCTGGCGATCAGCCCCTGTTCCTCGCCGATGTTGACGGAGGCGAACGGCATCCGGCGAAAGCCGGTGCCGGGCGGGGTGCCATAGGTGCTTTCGAACACGGCGGCGAGAGCCGCGTTCACGCCGCGTGCGCGAGGCATAGGTTGTTCTCCATGTGGTGCAGTTGCAAAGGGCCGAGTGGGGGCCGGAACGGCGCTGCTCAGGCCCAAAGGCCGGAGAGAAGTCGGAGGGCCGCCACTCAGTTCAGTGGATCGGCGGTGGCATAGGTCGCGACGATCACGACCTCGGCGAAGCGGCCGGCCTGACTGCCCGTGGTCTCGATGTCCTCGGAGGTCGGGGCTTCCGCCTCGATCCAGTCGACAAGCCCGCTGAGCCTGCGATTGGCGATGATCGCCGCACCGATGGCGGTGAGCATCTCGTCGACCACCTGCTCGCGCGTGAGCGTGGCGCTCTCGAACGCGGCGATCTCGACAGGAATGCGATGGGTGTAGAGGTAGGATACCGGCGAGAGCGTGACGTCGGGCTCCCCCGGATCGCCATCGCGGATCACGACCAGTCCGCCCGGCGGAATGCGCTCCGGCTTGGCGAGGTTGCGCTTCACCTCCGCGCCCGGCAAGGCGGACGCGACCAGCGCCTTCACCGCGCCGAGGACGGTTTCGCGTTTCGAGGGCATGGACAAAGAGCTTTCAGGATCTCGGCCAGTGCCGTGCAATCAGGGTTGGCACGCGCGCGGCTTGCCGCTTGGCGATCACATCGATGTTGAGCCGCTTGCGGAGCGTGACCTGGGGTACGAGCAGGAACACGATCACCGTTGAATGGCCCGTCTTGCGCCTGTTCGCTGCCGCCAAACCTCGCGTGTTGAGGCGGGCCGTATCGGCGACCAGCAGCGAAGGACCGCGCTTGCGATAGACGAAGCGCAGCCGCATGCCGGTGCGCCGTTCCCAGCCGCCGGGCGTGATGCGTGACGCACGCCCGTTCGGCCCGCGCCCACGCGCTCCTGCGGCTGGTGTCGGGATCGCCAGCCAGAACCCTCGCGCCGAGCGAATAGTGACGCCACGATCGAAAGCATCGATGAGCTTCGGGGCCTTCGACCAGACGAAGGCGGCGGCCTCGACACTCTCGCCAACCTCGGGGAATACCTTGCCCCTCCATGTCCGCGAGAGGCGTTCGCCAAGTCCGGAGGCGACGACGTCATCGCGCAAATCCTGCTTAAGGCCGTCGGCGGCATCGCGCATGCCCGACGTAACCGCGCGCTCGATACCCAGCTGGGTGCCCGCCAGCACCTTGCGCAGGTCGGGACGTTCAAGGTTGAAGCGCATGGGATCAGACCTTGACGGCCTCGCAGGTCAGGACGAGCCCCATGGGATCGGATGCCGGCGAGCCGATGATCTTGAAGGTCTCCGTCCCGATCACGACGAGATCGCCCTCATCGATTGCCGCAGCTTCGGTCCTGCGCAGGTCGATGAGAACGGTCGCTATCAAGGCGCGGGATGCTCCGAACTCGACCACGGCGTCCGGGCGGCGGCGGATGACGTGGACGGGAACCCCCGGCCCGATGCCGCCTGCTTGCCAGAGCGCTGTCTCGCCAAGGTTCGGGTCGGCGAACAGGGCGTCGAGCGCAGCACGAAAGGCCTCCACGGATTTCCCTTTCCTTAGGAAGTTTCATGTCATATAGTTTCTCCAGAAAGGAGACGCCCATGACAGTCCTTCTGTCCGCCGCCGCCCGCCCGGAAGCCGGTCCGGTCGTCACCAAGGCTGTTCTTCGTGCCGCGGATCAGTTGGGCGTGACCGCCCGGATCCTCGCCACCGTCATCGGTGTCAGCGAGGCGACGGTCTCGCGCATGAAGCGCGGGGAATTCGGTCTTGAGCCTGGGACGAAGCCGTTCGAGCTGGCGGTCCTCTTCGTGCGCCTGTTCCGCTCCCTCGACGCGATTGCGGGAGGCGACGCCAGGGTCGCGGCAAGCTGGCTCGTCAATCCCAACACCGCTCTCGACGCTCAGCCGATCGAGAAGGTGCAAACCGTGAGCGGACTTGCCGATGTCATCGCCTATCTGGACGCGCGTCGCGCTCTCGTCTGAGTTCCGCCGCTTCGACGGCGCGTGCTGGCGGCTCGTCGAGGCCCAGCATCGCGTCTCGACCTTGAAGCTGACCGACACGCTCGCTGAACAGTCCTTGCTCGAAGACTTGATCGAGGAGACGAAACCCGCGATCCCGCCGGAGTGCCGCCATCTCGATTTCTTGCTGGCGACGCCGTTCCGGTATGGCGCGATCTATCCGACAGGGTCCCGCTTTCGGCGCGCAGGGCGCACGCTTGGCGTCTACTACGCTGGGGAACACCCAGCGACCGCTGTCGCCGAGATGGCGTTCTACCGGCTGCTGTTCTTTGCAGAGTCGCCCGCCACGCCCTGGCCCTCCGATGCGGCGGAGTACACCGCCTTCTCGGCTGCGGTGTCGAGCGTGCGGCTGCTCGATCTGCTGAGCGAACCGCTCTCGCAAGACAACGTCCTCTGGACGGATCTCACCGACTATGGTCCCTGCCAGGCCTTCGCCGATGCCGCCCGAGCGGCGGACGCCGACGTGATCCGCTACAAATCGGTCCGCGATCCGGATCGACGAGCCAATCTCGCGATCCTGATGTGCCGCGCCTTCGCAAGGCCCGCACCGGTCGACCGGCAGATCCTTGAACGACAGACTTGGCGCATTCGGCTAAGCCCGTCCGGTGTCCAGGCCCTATGCGAGTTCCCCCGACAGGGGGTTGAGTTTCCGCGTGGAACCTTCGCCGCCGATCCGCGGATAGCGGCCCTCAACTGGGACCGTGGCGACCTTTAGACCACGCCGTTGAGCCGAACGCGGCCGATCGTATCGTTGGCCCCGCCTGCAACGGGCTCGGTCGCAGCGCCGATCAGGGTGTTGGATGCGATCACGGTCGTCGCGAGACGTGCGGCGTTGTCCCAGTAGATGCGCGCGCCGACGGCCCATGCCTGGGACGGGGCCTTGCGCAGTTCTACGACGCCCTCGGTGAGGGTTTCGACCTCGGCGTTGATGGCCGCCGATCCGGTCGCGATGCCGAAGATCGCGCCGACCAGCAGTCCGTCGCCGGAGGCCACGGCATAGGGGGCGGGAAGCGTGATGGTGTTGCCGGGCTGGATGTAGCCACGCATGGGACTTCTCCGAGAGTGTCAGGTGTTGGGGAAGAGTTCCGGCGGCGATCACGCGCCGGGATTGCGGTAGAGGCCGCGCCAGTCGATCGCCTTCGCGCCGAAGTCGAGGCGGCACTTGATCTCGACGCCGTCGACATCGAAGCCGTTGCGCGTCTCGATGTAGGCGCCTTGCTGGCCTTCGAGATAGGCGTACTCGATGGTGTCGATCTGGGCGGGGTTCGCGGCGAGGTACCAGGCTGTGAGGCTCGCGGCGTCGAGACGAGGCTCGGAGATCGGCGTCAGAGTGCGGATCGAGGACGGGACCACGCTGCCGGTCTGGGCCGGCACCAAGTTCTGCGCCACGAGCTGCTCGGCCGCGAGTTCGAGCGATGCCGGCACGATGAGATAGGCGGGTCGGACATTGAGGATCGTCTTTTTGTCGAGCCCGGTCTGCCGGGCCATGGCGGCGCGCGCCGCACCGATCGCGGTGACGCTCAGGGCTGTGGCCGGGTTCGCCAGATTGCCGTGGGTCTGGTGGAACAGCGCGACGGAGTCGCTCATGGCGGCGTTGGCCAGGATGATGCCCCAGACCACATCGCTCTCCAGCGTGGCGATCGCCGTGCCATACAT